TCATTATCAGACGGTGCGAAAAACAAAGCTCTGTGAATTGGCGAAAAAATCTCCTCATATTGCTTTTGATATATAGATTTGCTCTTAGCACTTTTGTTGTAAAGATAAGTAAAAAGCTGAGTAATAATTACAGCCCCAAGAGTACCTGCAACCGTAGTGCAGCAGGTTATTAATGTTCGTTTTGTTTCAGAGTCTAACATATTTTACCCTTCTAAATTATTTCATTATTAAAAATCTTCTCGTATTCTTGTTCTTCACAAAACATTTCTGTATCTTCCAAACAGTAAGCATTTTCAACAGTTACGGGAATGAATTTCTTTTTGAAGCGAGAAATTATAGTAAATGCTTTTTCTACTGTTTGTCCTGTTAGCTCCAAAATAAAAATGTTATTTTTCAAAAATTCAGGCTTGTTTTTTTCTATTCCATAAAGCCATTTTATGTATGTCGTTTTATGCGAATTATATTTAGGCTTGCTTTCTTCTTCAATATCTTTAAATATTTGTTTGATTTCTGCAACGGCTATATTGCTTTCTTCAATAATTTGCGCATAATTGCTTGTGTCAAATATCGCAAAGCCGTTTGTTATTAATGGTGTTAAAGATTTTTCATCTTCTTTTGAGAAAAGAAAGTGTCTTTGCTTATAATAAGCACAACAATAGCATAATTCATAGAAAATTGATTGTGTATCAACAGGCAAAGAAAATAATTGTTCATTAAGAGAATACTTATTAATACCTGTTTCATAATCGTTTTTTATAACGCCTAATTCCATAGCTAATCTATAAATATGCTTACACGGTAGTTTTCTGCGGCGAAAATCACCACAATTACAAAAATCAAGCGTCACCTCATAAGGCGTTTTGCCTGAGCCGTTAAAAACGCCTGTTTGTGCTTCATAATCAACGGAAATAGGTGTCAAGTCTGCGCTTGTTGCCTTTTTTATTCTTTTTTGTGCATCGTCAGTTGAATTAACTGAGCTATCCCAATTTGCAAATTCCATACGTTACTCCTCTTTCAATTACATTACAGGCTTAATTTCAAAGTATAATTTATATGCTTTCTTAATATAGTCTTCAGTTACATTAAAATATTCGGCTAATTCCCAAATATCATAACCTAATTCTAACATATCTAAAAACTTGTTTTTGTCAATAAGTTTTCTTATTGCCCAACGTTCGGCGACTTCTTCGCATTTCCTTGTTGTGTCAACAGGTGAAAATTCATTATAAAAAGCACCTGTCTCGCAATGACCGAGTTCGTGGGCGATATGCACTCTTTCATTTGCAGAATTATCAATTTGTTTATCATCAATACCTATATAATAATCGTTGCCATCGCAAATAGATAAAGATTCACAATTTGGTAAATTGAACGATAATATTTTAATGTTTAGTTGTTCTGCAAATTCGTAAAGGTCTTCATTCAATCCTTGTCACGCTCCTTTATGAATTTGGCAAAATTCTTAACCTCATTAAGTTGCTCATCGGTTATTTCTTGACTTCCACCAAATAACGCAAATTTTAAAACATCATCCGATATAAACGATTTAGGGTCGGTTTGTTTACCAAAAAGAGAATCAAGAGGAACATTAAAATAATCTGCTATGATTTCTAAAGTTTCATAATCAGGCATTCTTGTGCCTTGTTCATAATTTCCTATCGCACTGGCTGATAAACCTATTTTGTCAGCTAATTCCTTTTGAGTTAAGCCTTGGCTTTTTCTCAAATTTATTAATACCTCATTAAACATAATTGTACCTGCTTTCGTTTAGGTTAATTACATTCTAACACGGAGCGTGTAAAAAATCAAGAATAAAATACACAAAATGTGTTGACAAAGAAATGAAAGTGTGCTATATTGAATATGCTACACAGTATGTGTAGGGAGGTGTTACAATGAATTCAAAATCTAAAACCGAAAACAAAGCTAAGATTATAGGCGAAAGAATATATAATCTTCGTATTCAAAATAATCTTAAACGTAGTGATGTAGCAAATGGAACTAACCTTACAGTTTCGGCAATTTCAAATTATGAATTAGGTATAAGAGTTCCGAGGGATGAAGCTAAAATTGCATTAGCTAAATATTTCGGCGTTGATATATCTACTTTTTTTTACAACGAAACTACACAAAACGTGTAGTTTTCGAGTAATAAACGAAAGGAGCGTGTGAGTTTATTTTTGAGTTTTTTATATATAACAAACCGATAGGAATTTCGTATTTCCACATAACAGTACCTCCTTTCAGGCTGATTATAACAAGCTGAAAGGGTATTATCAATATTTAACATTCTACCAACCTTTAATGGAGCAGCAGGGATAAGGACGTTCTCCCCTTAAAATGTGAATAAATCTACCCTTTTGTAATTTTTTTATGTCCTTGCTGTCAGACAAATTAAACTTTTTTGCCGTAATTTGAAACTCCGTATATAAATTTATTGCGACAGCGCTCTGCTGTTCCGCTAAAGGTTGGTAAAGGAAAGGAGAAGGAAAATGGTATCACGTGAAAACAAACTTGTTTTGTCAGTTAAAGATACGGCGATTTTGTTAAGCAGTAACCCTGAGCAAATACGTGAGGCAATAGATAACGGCACATTCGCTTTTGGCAGATGCATAACGTCAGGGAATAACAAAAAAATCTATAAAATTTCAAAAAAAGGTGTTCTTGAATTTCTCGGCATAACCGAAGACGAAATGAACGAATTTCTTGCAGTAAAGAAGGGTGCTTAATTTGTTAATAATGTTAAAACTTACATATATTCAAGTCAGAATAATAAATTTCTGCATAATTGTCGGTTTCATTTTTGCCGCTTTTGCAATTAGCGGATATATTGAGCAAAAAAAGGAAAAGCACGCAAAAGCCGAAGCCAAAGCGTGCAAAAGAAAGCAAAGACATTTGCAGCAGGCTGTCAAGCAAAAGCAATTTGATGAAGTTTATAAATCTGTAATGCTCGACGATATTCTCAAACAAACAAGATATGAATACTCACTCTGCCAACTTTGCAATAATAAAAATTCAAAAGAACGTCGTTGTAATGATATTAAAGAGGTATTTGTTGACGGCTTGGGAAATGTTGTCGGTTGCAGCAAATTTTATAGTGGTGTGAAAACAAAAAAATAAGAGCTTCAGCCAAAAGCCAAAGCCCTTAAAAGTGATAACGTTAATTACCACCAAAACCTATTAATTATATTATCACAAAAAGCAGAAAAAGTCAAGTAAACAAGAGAGTTTCGGCTCTCTTTGACCTCTTGATTAGAAGTAATATTTTTAGGATAATTTTAGATTTCAAAATATATATCTTTTCTATCTCAACAACCAACAACGAGGTCTGCTTTTCGTAGTAGTAGAAATGTGCGTAAAGTGGGAAATTTAGCGAGGAATGTGGAAAACCTGTTTTTCCATATTCCGAACGTTAAGAATTTTCCACTTTTCCACATTCAATCTCTTTTTTTGCTTCTTTTTTTCTCACACCTCAATACCGGGAGGTGATATATATGCCGTGGCTAAAGGTCGAGTATGACTGCGGCAATTGCATTATGACTTATAAATACTTTGCAGCTCGCTGGAATAGCAAAGGAAAAGTCGTTTATAACAAAACAAATAAAAAAGGCGAATTGACTGTTCATCAGCAACGATGCAATGACAGACGATTACAGCGATACTATGATGCGCTCGCTAACACGAATTTTACCGAAGGTGATATTTTTGTAACTTACACTTTTGGCAGGGGGCGACTGCCTGAGGGTGAAAATGATGAGATTATTCAAAAATGCAAAAACATTTGGAAATATTATCGAGCAAAGCTTCGCAATTATTATCGTTCGCAAAATGCCGAACTGAAATATATGTACGCTTTTCAATTTGAGGGGGTTAGACCTCACTTTCATATTATTTGTAACAGCGCCGACGGAATAAATATCAAAGATTTTCCGAAATGGAAATACGGTACTCCAAAAATTGAATTTCTTGACGGCAGACCGAGACACACTATCGGTTCATACTTTGCAAGAGGTACTACTGTTGTGAACTCTGAGGGTGTGGAAGAGCATAAGCGGGGCTTAATTCGCTGCTCTCGCAATCTCGTTCAGCCTGGTGTTCGTCGCCGCAAGCTAAAGCGTTCCGGGTGGAATTGTGAGCCGAAACCAAAAAAAGGTTATTTGATAGTTAAAGATACTGTCGAAAACGGATATTATATCAGCCCTAATGACGGACAACCATATCAATATCAGTCTTATACAATGATAAAACAAGAAAGGATGATTTCATAGTATGAAATTTGCGGAAGCAGATGCCTGCTTACATACAGGCACAAAGGTAATGCTTATTGAGGGTATTGGTACAGAACAACTCGAATCCCTTTACGGCAAAGCGCTAAGCTTATTAGGAATTGAAAAATCAATAAGCAGTAAAGAAAAGCAAATCGTTGAAGTTGCAAGAATACGCTCTGAATTAGCACCACATTGTGAATACCGTGTAAGAATATCCGATATTAAGGTGATTGTCGGCTTTGAAGCTTTTGTAAGCCAAAAAGCACATCAGCTTTATTGCAAAATATGAGCTTACATTGGACCGAAGAGCAATATCAGGACTATATTGGGCAGCATCCTCCTAAGCGCAACAAATATGGCAATCAAAAAATCACTATTGACGGTATTACACGAGACAGCTTAGCAGAGTCAAACAGGCTTGAGCAACTCAAAATACTTCAACGTGCCGGAGCAATTAAAAATCTTCAATTTCAAGTGCCATTTTTGCTCATTGAAAAACAGCAGGGCGAAAACAGAAACGAAAGAGCTGTTAAATATATTGCCGATTTCGTTTATGACGAGCAGCAGGCTGACGGCTCATATAAGCATATCGTTGAAGATTGCAAGGGCAAGAAAACGAAAGATTACATAATTAAAAGAAAACTGATGCTTTATATTCATGGCATCAGCATAAAGGAAACAAAGTAATGGAAGAATTTAAAAAGATTACTTGCGATTTTATGATTGCATCAGCGATATTATTGGCAATTATGCTGATTATCGTTTACAAAGCAATATAAAAAGCAAAAACAAAGGAGAAAAAATATGAAATTCAATAAAATTATTGCTATATGCAAAAAACATGGCAAATTTACGATTGTCACCAAGCACAATGTAGACGGTGAAGCCGAATATCAACTACTCGGCGACGGTTTGGCCGTATATCCTTTATATGGTCACCCGATTTACAATGAAGAATACTTAATAAGTGTTGCCGACCTCAGCAATAAAAAAGCTGACGAAACAATGTTTATTTATGAAAATATAACAGACGAAAACACGCTATATTCAGATTGCACAGCCGAAGATGAAGTTTGCAATCTCAGCACAGTTTCTCTTTGCATTAACGGCGTTACATATGTGCCGGTTCTTTTCGGAAACGAAATTGATTTTATTAATGCATATTATCTGACACCGATTTACGACGATGATATTGAAGTGTATTGGCGAGCTGAACAGCGCAACGGCAATAATGTATTTGCCGTCAAAACAGGTTTGAATCTTTCAGCGTTGATTTTAGGTTCAAAATCTTTAATTCCTGATACTATGGTTAACGAACTTGCAAAAATTCTTTTGGCATTAAGAAAAGAAAGCGAGGGCAAGTAATATGACGGAATTAATAAAACAGGCTATTGATAAAATCGATAAGGAAGCCGAGAAAATCAACAACACCTATATCACAAGCAAGGTGGTTCAGCGAATTATCGATACAATGCTTATCAATGATGCCAACGCTAAGAAGCTTCTTGAAAAGAGCAAAACTCTTCAAGGCTGCATTATGAATATTTATAATCACGCAAAAGAAAACGGAAATACTCAAATTCAGGGCGCAGGTTCTTTTGTCGGTGGTGACGATGAAGACCTTTGGGAGTGGGTTTGTGAATATTACGGCTTTGAAGAATTGCAGTCGAATGCAACGGAAAAAGTAAATCTGTTTGATGTATTGTAGGAGAATAAATTATGGCGAAAAATGAAACAGAAAAACTCTTCCAAATGACAAAACCACTTACGAAGAAATTTAAGCAGCATGTAGATGATGAAGTATTTGATTACGGTTACATTTTCAAAGAGCGAAAAACGCACACAGCATATTGCACTTGTTGTAAAAAACACTTTAGGCTCGACGGTTTAAAAATCGACGGAATAGAAGTGCAACCTGAATCAAGCATTAAATATATGCGGCATAATGAAAAAACAAATTGCCCATATTGCAATAAGCCGGTTACAGTTAAGGATTCCGGAAGAGGCAGGTCAAGACTTGTTAATTATGGCTATATAGCTGTGTTTCAAAATTTAAAAGATGATACACTTCTTCTTCGCACATATGCACTAATGCGTAATTACAGCGGAAGCTATGAAAATGTCGAAACCAAATATTCAGAGCATTATCGAATATATTATAAGCCGACAAAGCCTACGCAATGCTATAAGCGATATAATCGATATTTTGACCATTACAATTATTTCTACGAACCGGAAGAAAAACAAAGCTTCTATAAAATGTCAAGCTTTCCGAAATGCTTATCTTTTCCAACCTCATATTGGAGCCAATGGTATTCATCACCAACTCCGACGAACTTTATGAACTTGGAAGAAATAAAGAAAAATCCCAACTTCAAATATTTTGAAATGTGCGAATACATCGCTTCAGAAGTGTATTTTCCTGAATTATATATTCCAGATTGCGTGAATATGTTTTGCAAACATCCGGTAATCTACGAAAAACTCCAAAAAGAGGGCTTCGATAAAACAATCGCTCATATACTGGTGTACGGCTGGTGTGGAACGAATTACAGAGCAAAAACAGCTAAAGATTTCTTTAGAGTTCACACTAAAGAAGAAATGAAAATAATTAAAAGCAATAAATATAGTTTGAGAATTATAGAAATGCTTTTAAAAAACGGCGTTGCATTGACAGAAAGTGGTATCATCTGGGCCCAAAATAACAACTACAGTTTGAGCCATTATAAAGGCGATAAAAAAACCATTGAATATTTAATCAAAAAGAATTATTCCCTGAATGACTATCAGGATTATATCGGATGGCTTAAGAAATATGAAATTTCACTTGATAAAAAAGCGCTATATCCGAGATACCCTCAAGAGGCGCACGACAATATGATGCATTTTAACAACCGAAAAGAGGCAGAAAGAAAAAATAAAGAAAATGCAGAATTGTTAAAGCGCTTCAAGAAAGAATTCTTACCGTTTTTAAGCCGAGTTTTCGTTTACAATGACGAAACATACTTGATACGACCGTTCAAAGATATTGCAGAAATAATAACCGAAGGTCATATTCAAAATATATGTGTTGGAGGAGAAAACTATACAATTCCTTATATGAAAGGCGAAAAGTATTTATTTTGCTTGAGAAAAAAAGATGACGAGGAAATGCCATTCGTCACTGTTGAAGTTGACACGAAAGGGCAGCTTGTTCAGTATCGAGCAAAGTGTAATGCTGCACCTGCACCGGAGGTATACGAATTTATTAAAAAATGGCAGCAGGTATATAAGAGAAATTTGAAAAAGCATAAGTTTATAAAACAAAGAGAGGTAGCATAATGAACGAATTAACATTAACAGAAAAAGCTAATATAATTCACGCAAGAATTATGGCAAACGGACAGGTTTTGCAGAGCACATTACTCGAAATTTGCCGAGACCTCAAAACAATGAGGGACGAACGGCTTTATCTTCAACTCGGTTTTGAAACTTTTGAAGAATATGCCGAGAAGAAAGTCGGCATAAAACAGCGACAGGCTTACTCGTATATTTCTACATATGAAAAGCTCGGCCCGAAGTACCTCGAAGAAAACTCTTCCCTCGGTATCACCAAGCTCGAACTTATTTCACAAATTGATTCTTACAAGCGTGAAGAATTTATCGCTGAAGAAAATGTTGAAAGTTTGTCAGTAAGAGAGCTTAAAGAAAAGGTTGACGAATATAAAAAGCAAAATGAACAGTTGACTTTTCAGCTTGAGGAACTTTCTCAGGCAACAAATGAAACTGTCGCCGATGAAACGGTAAACAAAGAGAATGAGGAGCTTAAAGCAAAAATTGAAGAACTTACCGAAGAATTGGCAAACGTTCAAAAAGAAGCAGAAACAACGACCAAAGTTGTTGACGAAGAAGAAATTAAAAAGCAAGTTTCTGAAATTGAGCAGAAATATAAAGAAAAACTTAAAAAGGAAAAAGCCAGCGTTAACCAAAAAATCGAAAATGCTGTCAACGAAGCTGAAAAGAAAAGTGCCGATAAAATCAATTCCTTGCAGCAGGAAAACGAAAAGCTGCAAAGGCAAAAGACTTCAATTGAAGCTAAGCTTGATGAAGCCGAGCGAAAAGCAAAGGTTACCGGCGCTAATCCTCAGATCACAATGCTTAAGGTTTATTTCGACGAATTTCAGGACACAAGCAATACACTTGTCGAGCTGCTTTCCAAGCTTTCTCAAACCGATACCGAGACTGTCGGCAAGCTTAAGCCGGCAATAATCGGCGTTTTGCAGTCAACTGCAAAAAATATAGAAAACATATAAACAAAAGCGATGTGCTGCATCTGCTAAAGCAATGTGAATAACATTTTGTACAAGCAAGGATAAACAAAATTATTAGTTAGTTAAATAGCATTTTGGCTTATTCACCTCTTGCCACGGCAGTGCAGACATCGGGCAACTGTTCGGAAATTGCGAACAGTTGAAAACAAAGGAGAAAAAATGGTCCCACCAAAATGTAAAAAATATGAGCTGTGGTTATATGAAAATGAAAAAAGTGCCAATACCATAGATTCGTATATGTATTCAGTTAAACTATTTTTCCAAAAATATAACAAACTGACAAAAGCTAATATGATTGATTTTAAGCGAAGAATGATTACAGATGAATATGGTTATTCATTTAAGACAGCAAATGTAAAACTTGCCGGAATAAACAGTTATTGTGACTTTGTAAATATGCCTGAATGTAAGGTGAAGCAGTATAAATCACAAAAGAAGCTTGCCGTTGACAATGTAATATCACTTCGTCAGTATAACAAACTGTTACAGTGCTTGAAAGACGATAACAATATGAAATGGTATTTCATCATAAAAGTGCTCGGTATGACCGGTGTGCGTGTTTCAGAATTGATTCAAATAAAAATTGATGATTTTGAGCAACAGTATTCAATTATTTATAACAAAGGAAAAAGCCGAAAAGTTTATTTACCTAAATCACTATGCGAAGAGGTTATTGAATTTTACAAAGATAAGCCGGATACTATTTATCTTTGTGAGAGTAGTCAAAAAGACAAACAAGCAATGACTACAAGAGGAATTGCATCCTGCTTAAGGCGTTTTGGACAATTATACAATATTGATATAAAAGTTATGCACGCTCATTCTTTTAGACATTTTTTTGCAATTAACTTTCTTAAAAGCAACAAGGATAATGATATAGTTCTTCTTTCAAATCTGCTTGGCCACTCTAACATAAACACTACTGCAATCTATCTTCAAAAAACCGAAAATGACCAAATTCGAGAATTGAACAAAACTATAAATTGGTAATGAAAAAATTAACAAAATATGATGTGTGTAGTATTTGTACCGATTACGAATGGTTTCGGCTATTGCGTTATAAATGGTGCAAACAATATAAATACGATTGCGCCACTTGCGATATGATTTTCTGTAGCAGAAAAGAAGTAGCTGAAGCTATTGAAAGAAAGATTGAATATTAAAACTTGATTATAAAATATAAGGAGGTTAAATATGCCGGATAATTTAAAAACAACAAAAGAATTGCAGAAAGAAACTCTCCAGCAGCTTTACCATTGCCCTTTATCAAAAGTATCTAACGAAGAATACAATCAAGGTACGGAATTTAAGAACATACCAACTATTGATGAAATAATAAAAGAGTTGGATAAAGGAACTTATAGGGTAGGCAGACACGAATTTTTGGCTGATGTTTTCAAATGCAGTGCGATAGCAATATCAAATCAATTTGACATTTCAAAGGCTGAAAAACGAGAGCAGGAGTATTTGAGAATTATAAACAAGTACGATAAAGATATGCAAAAACTAATTGTTCAAATCTTTACCAAAATTTATATTTTGTTGACTAATCAAACAAATGAGCATATCGGCTTTAATGATTATTTAGGCGAACTGTTTATGAAATCAGATACAAGCAACAGCAAGGCAGGACAGTTTTTTACACCTTATGGTGTATCGAAGGTGTGTGCCGAAATGACAATCGACAAAAATATGATTAATGAATATATTGAGCAGGATAAAATCATTACTTTAAATGAGCCGACTTGTGGCGCAGGCGGAATGATTTTAGCTGTCGCTGATATTCTGTATTATCAATACCATTTCAACATAGCAAGAAACTTATTTGTGCTTTGCAGTGATATTGATGAGAGATGCGTTGTAATGACCTATCTGCAATTGAGTCTTGCAGGTATTCCAGCAATAGTTTTACATCAAAATGCTTTATCGTTGGAAACTTGGGGCCGTTGGGAAACACCTGCCTACATTATGCAGTATTCAAGGTTTAAAGATTGCCTGAAAAAGTAGGTGGTTTTATGAACTATAAAGAAGAAATCATTAGAAATATTGCAAACAAAATGGCAAGCGTATTAACCATAGAGCAACTTCAAAAATTAGAGAGCGAATTGGCGAAAGCATTGTATCAATATGATGTTACATTAGCAGAACATTCACTATCAACGGAAATAAACAAAGACCAACAAGCAATACAAGGCTTTTTCGTTGCAAAAAAGATAGAGGGACTGAGTGACAATTCATTAAGATACTATACGACAATCTTAAAACAGTTTTTCAGCGTTGTTACCGTTCCGCTTGAAAGAATAGAAGCAAATTCAATAAGATATTATCTTGCGGTAAGAATGGATAAGGGAATATCCAAAGTATCGCTTGATAATGAATTGAGAGTGTTAAAAAGTTTCTTTAATTGGCTAACGGCAGAAGACTATATCAACAAATCTCCTGTAATAGGAATTAAGCCAATTAAGAAAGAAAAGCGCATTAAAAAGCCTTTTAGTGAGGTTGAACTCGAAAAGATACGGCGAGCGGCAAACGATAATAAATCGGAATTCGCAAAAAAACGAGATACGGCAATAGTCGAGTTTCTTTACTCGACAGGTGCAAGAGTGTCTGAATTAGTAAACACCAATAAAAAAGACATATCAAATGATGAATGTCTTGTTTTCGGTAAAGGCTCAAAAGAAAGAACGGTTTTTCTAAATGCAAAGTGTAAACTTGCATTAACCGAATATCTTAATGTGAGAAAAGACAACAACCCTGCTTTATTCGTGACAGGAAAAAGTCCGTACAACCGTTTGGAAAAAAGCGGAGTTGAAACGCTCATAAGAAATTTAGGTAAGCAAGCGCAAGTGGAAGATTGTCATCCACATAGATTTAGACGAACAATGGCGACTACAGCACTTAACAGAGGCATGCCATTGGAAGAAATCAGTCAATTATTAGGACACGAAGATTTGAAAACAACTACCATATATGCAAGAAGCGAAAAAGAAAATGTTAAGAGCAGTCATAGAAAATATGTTGTTTAGGTATCATTGGACTAAATGAAATTCAAAAATCTAAAAGGAAAAACATTTGGCAAATTGCTTGTTATCAAACAGAACGAGGACAAATGCCTTTGCAAATGTTCTTGCGGCCAAAAAGTTGAAGTGTCTTATAAGTCTTTACTAAGGGGAACAATAACCTCTTGCGGTCACACCAAAACAGAAAGGCATGGGATGAGCAAAACGAGAATATACCGTGTTTGGCTCGACATGAAAAGACGCTGTTATAACGAATATTGCGATTGGTACATAGATTACGGCGGCAGAGGTATAACAATTTGCGACGAATGGAAAAACAGTTTCACAGCCTTTTGGTCTTGGGCAAAAGTGAACGGATATGACGACAACCTCACTATTGAGCGTATAGATGTAAATGGAAATTATGAGCCGTCTAATTGCCGTTGGGCGACTTGGGAAGAACAAGCCAAAAACAAAAGAAATAGTAAGATGTGGAGTGATTTAATTGAATAAAGAAAAAATAAGGCTTGAGGAGTTAAATAAAAAGACTTGTAAAGATTGTTATCATTATGAAAAATGCTATTTTGATGCATTAAAGGAGTCACATTTAACAGGTAATGATTATAGAGAAATCGTGTGTATTGATAATCAAATTATTTGCAAATTTTTTAAAGATAAATCACTAATTATTGAGTTGCCTTGTAAAGTCGGTAAAGAATTATTTTTGACTGACTATCTTATGGGACATCATAGACTAAAAGAATATAAATTTATAGGTGAAAGGGTTGTTATGGTGATTGAGTGCTTTGAATTACAAAGAACTTGCAAGAGGTTTGTTGATGAACATTTTGGAAAAACTGTATTTCTCACTAAAGAAGAAGCAGAAGCAGAAGCAAAACTAAAGGAGCTGAACAATAATGACTAAGTATGAAGTTAAAGCAGTAGTTTGCGACTACGGTATTTTTGAAAATGGCGAATTAAAGCTTGTTGTTAATTCACAGGCAAACGCATTACTAATCAAATATGTTCTTGAACAAGACTTAAAGCACAAAGTTGTTATAAAGGACTTGTTAAAGTCTAAGGATAAACCAAAGCATAAGCTTAGGGCTATAACTTGTGATGAATTTTGCCATAAATATAGATTTTGCGGAGAATGTCCTATGTATGACAAAAGAATAGATGATTGTAGCACTCCTTACTTTAAAGGTAATGACCCGTTTAGAACAAAAAACGGCAAATACATATTGGTTGAGGTGAAAGAAAATGAATATACAAGAAATTATTGAAAGTATTAACTATTGCTTGAAATGCAACAATGACAGCATACCAACAACGCAAGAGGACTTGAAAACTATAAAAGAAGCCCTTGAAAAGCAGATACCTAAAAAGCCAATACATTATAATGACAGCGTTCCGCACGATAGATGTCCGAATTGCCATAATGCAGTTAAAGTCTTTTGTGACGCACACAATTATCATTATTGTTTATATTGCGGACAGGCAATAGATTGGAGTGATATTAAATGATTATTGTTATTTTAGTGTTTTTGTTAATATGGTGTGTTGCTTCGTGGTTTATAGATGCAAATTGTGATTGTGACGGAATATTTGGCATTTTTTTAGGCTCAATACCACTTGTTATTGGTGTTATTGTAGCAATTTCTTTAGCTGTTCAAGTTTCGAATTTGAGCGTTATTAACGAAAAGATTGCAATGTATGAACAGGAAAATGCAAAAATTGAACAGCAAATTGAAACCGCAATAACAGCCTATCAACAGCACGAAAAAGATGTTTTTACAGAGGTAAAGCCTGATAGCTATATACAGTTAGTTTCTATTTACCCTGAACTAAAGAGCGATACCTTAGTAAAAGAACAGATTAAAACTTATCAAAGTAATAACAAAAAAATTAAAGAATTAAAGGTAACAGCGATAAATGGCAATGTAAAACGGTGGTGGCTGTATTTTGGTCACAAAGATGTTAAATATTAGAGAGGAGTGAGGTAGAGAAATGACATATCAAGAAGCAAATGCACTTGTGGACGATTTCTCTTTTGTTTATAAGGGAAAGTCAATATCAAAAGAAGCGCTTATTGAGTGCAGAGAAATAATCCATAAGGCACTTGAAAAGCAGATACCAAAAAAGCCATATAGAACTAAAGAACACAAACAAAATAATTGGTATTGTTCTATTTGCAGGTGCTATTTGGGAGATGATATGGAATTGCAATATGCTTGTTTACAGCCAAAATTCTGTGAACATTGCGGACAGGCAATAGATTGGAGCGATTTTAAATGATGCTTAAGTATTACATAAAACTTTTCTTTTATAGTCTCTGTTTTGCCTATTATCATACCTGCTTTTATCTTTATTCCTACAAAGGCGACAAAATCGGTAAAAAGATAAACAGCACTTGCGATATTACCGTAGCAGTATGCAATCAGTGCCAACTTAAAAATAATTGTAAGTTGATGCAAAAAATGAAAAGGTATATTGAAAAAATAGCCCAGCTTCAGGCAAAGTATAATGATTTGCTATATAAATATGATTTTTGCAAACAGGAGATTAAATATGTCAAAGAGAAAAAATCAATTTCAAAAAAGGAAAAATAAACAGGCTGTAAACGAACTTGCCGGCGCATCCGTTGAAGAACTCGTCGGCGGAATGAATAACATTCTTCAAGAACTTACCCGGCGAGGCGTTACGGTATGCGATTGGGATGATAAAACATTAAAGCTTGGAATGATAAAGCATCTAAAAGCCAAAGCATTTTATTTCAAAGAATCGATTTAGTAAAGAAAAGGAGTAATGAGATGTATAGCATCGAGGAAAAAGCAAAACGGCAAAGAGTACGAAACTATTTGTCGAGATACGTGATTTCAAAACGCAGAATACAGCAGCTTACCGAAAGATTGAATAATTTAAAGGAAGACGAAAAAGAGCCGCTTAATGGTGTTACATACTCATCAACTCCCAAATCTTCATCTATCAGTCAAGGCTCGGCGGCATATTTGTTTCAAAAAGAAGACATTATTGAAAATATCGAAGCACAACGAGCAGAAAAATATAAGTCTTTAGCAGATATTATCGCCGTGATAAATCACTTGCCCGAGGAATCGATTAAGCGCCTTGTATTGGAATACAAATACATAGACGGCTTATCAGGCAAGGAAATCTGTAAGAAAATGTATTGGGCAAGCCTAAGCTCTGTCGATACCCATTTGGCTGATGCAATAGGAATGTTAATTGACGATAATAATGCTATGGAAATAATCAATAAATATTATGAGGTAAAACAAAATGAAAATTAAACCAATAGGTAAAAGGGTTATAGCAATACCCGATTCAAAGACAGACAAAACAGCAGCAGGTATACTTCTTGTTGCATCGGCGCAGGAAAAACCTGAGATATTTACGATAGCAGCAGTAAGCGATGAAGCTAATGCTGACGGTTTTAACGTCGGAGACAGAATCATTGCACAGCATTATGCCGGTACAGAAATCGCTGCCGACAAAGAAAAATATTCGATAATTGAAACAAGGGATATTATTGCAAAGGTGACTGAGAATGAAAAATAAAAAAGGCTTTTCAAAAATGGCATATACCGCTTCTCAAAAAGGATATGAAAATTTAATTTTTAATTATAAGCAGATGCAAAAATCAGATGATGAATTAACAAGTCTGCTCGGCACTACTTTAATTAATTATACCAACATAATGCGAAATAACGATATACCTTCCTCAACAGCAACAAGCATATTTGAGCCGCTTTGTAAAATGTTTACAGATTACATTAATGAATATTCTAAGTTGAAAAATGGAAAATAGATTGTATCAGCTAATTATTAATTCATTTAATGAAACGGTATATCAAAAAATCGCTGACGTTGTAAAATATGACAGGATGATTAAGTCAATCACAGAGGACAACACTTATCCTGATTGCCAAAAGAAATATTTTAAAAGCTTAATCAGATTACTTGAGGAAGAACATATACCTTTTGAACGAGTCGCAGCTATTATAAACAACCTCGGAAAAATCATTGACGATTATATTTCTGAAAGTTTGTAGACAAATGTAGATATATATGTGCTAAAGTTATATTGTAGCTTATTGAGTAGATAAGCTTCTTTCTCCTTTGAAGGACCGTTGTGCTGAGCAACGGTCTTTATGTTTATTACAAGCAAGGTCATACCTCGAGCGCACCACGCTTGTATGCATAAGGCAGTATGACGGCTACTCTAACCGAGTAGGAATTATAATACAGAGCCGTCGATACTGCTATTCAATCCGCAGCCTCACCTTTTATGTGCCGTAGGTACTTCCTGTGGCGGTGGGGTATGCGGGGCGAGGAAGGCGCGAAGAAAAAACGGATTTGAAATTTTTATGAAAAATGCATTTCGCTTCGCATTAGTAAATTCTAAGTTAAAAATGCTAAATAAAAGACTTTAAATTTAACAAGCCAAGCTAACAAAATAAATAATCAAAATTAAGGAGGCAATTTCGTGGCACGAAAAAAGCAAGGCTACAAGACCACCGAAGAAATTGCCGACCTTTTAGGCTTGACGAAAAGAAGAATACAACAGCTTACTAAGGATGGTGTTATCACAGCAACAAAAACACCCGACGGCAATCAATATGAATTGACTTCAACGGTGCGAAATTATGTTACATATCTTCGAGAAACGGTTTCCAAAAGTGGAAAGAAGAGCGAAGATATGCTTGAATTGCAAAAAGCAAAACTTAAAAGCGATATTGAACTCAAAAACAGTCAAATTGAGTTACACAAAATCAAAGCAAAAATAGCAGACGGTGAATATCTTGACAAGACAAATGTTGAACAAGATTATCACCGTTTTTTTAATGTGTTTAAAAAGTTTGCCCTCGGTATTTCACCGAGAATAGCTGCTCAGCTTAACGGATATATTGACCCTCTCCAAATCCGCACTATTGAGGCTGAAATAGATAAGGATATAAAAAATCAATTAACAAATTTCGTTATTGCTTCATATTCGGATAAAAAACAATGAGAAAAAGACGATTTTCAAAATATAAAACATCATCATATATAAAAGACTGCCTTGAAGAATTATTACCACCTGAGGACTTAACTGTTTCGCAGTGGGCTGAAAAATTTAGAGTTCTCGATTCAAAAACGGCGGCAATGCCCGGACCGTGGCACAATTCGATAACCCCTTATCTTATAGGAATTATGAATGAATTTAATGTACCGACTACGGAAAAGATTATTTTTGTCAAGCCTACACAGGTCGGCGGTACTGAAGCACTACATAATATGATAGGCTACGTTGTTGCGCAGAATGCTGCTCCGTCAATGATAGTATATCCCACCGAAGATTTAGCAAGGTCTGTCTCAGAAAACAGATTACAGCCGATGCTTAGAATTTCACCTCAGCTTGAAAAGCATTTTAAAGATAATGATTCTGAATTGCTCGAATTGCAATTTGATAATATGTACTTAAGCCTTACAGGTGCAAATTCACCGACAGGCATATCCTCAAAGCCTATCAAGTTTCTTTTTCTTGATGAGGTTGACAAATATCCAGCAAGAGCAAAAAAAGAAGCAGACCCGATTAAGCTTGCAACCGAGCGAACAAAGACTTTTCCAGACAGAAAAATTTTTGTAACCTCAACGCCAACATTAAAAACCGGGCATATCTGGCAAGAACTCGAAAAGGCTGACGAGGAAAGGCACTATTTCGTCCCCTGCCCTCATTGCGGCAAATTAATTGAGCTGAAATTCAGCCAAATAAAATGGAGCGATGATAAAAGCATTCCGCTTGTAGACAGAGCCGAACGTGCGTTTTATGTTTGTCAAGAGTGCGGCGCTGTTATAACAGATGCACATAAACAACAAATGCTTAGAGCCGGCAAATGGAAAGCAGTTGAAAAGAAAACGAAATTCCCAAAAAATATTGCGTTTTGGATGAACACTCTTTATTCGCCTTTTGTCCGCTTTTCAGAAATAGCAAAAGAGTTTTTGCTTACCAAAGATGATAGCGAAGCTTTCCAAAACTTTGTTAACTCTTGGCTTGCCGAACCGTGGGAAGACACAAAGGTTAAAAGTAATGCCGATTTGGTTCTTGAAAGGCAAACAGACCTTGAAGAGTATATCGTTCCTGATTGGTGCAAGCTCCTTACCGCCGGCGTTGACGTGCAGGAAAGCTCGTTGTATTGGACTATTCGAGCCTTTGGCGACTATATTACCTCGCAAAACATAGCTCACGGTCAAGTTTTGAGTTTCAATGACTTAGAGGAAATAATGAATCGTGAATATCTAACAGAATCGGGTGAGCGGCGAATCGTCCAAATAGCGCTGATTGACTCCGGCGATAACACCGATGCAGTATATGATTTCTGTGCCTGCAATTCAGATTGGGCGTACCCGGTGAAAGGTTCATCGCATCCGCTTATGTCGCACTTTAAGATTAGCAAAATTAATCGTTCAACAAGTATGGCTAATGGTATGCAGCTTGTTATTGTAGACGGCGGAAAATATATGGATATGATATATTCACGAATGAATAAGCCTAACGGTCGAGGCTCTTGGATGGTGTATAAAAACTGCGACCGCAACTATGCCGAACAAGTCACGGCCGAGCATAAAATCAAGGTTAAAACCGCAGGCGGCAGAGTTACAGAAAAGTGGGAGTTGAAAAAGTCTCACGCTGACAACCATTACGGCGACTGCGAAAAATATGCAATGGCGGCGGCAGATATTAAGGGAGTAAGAACTTTACACCTTGACACTTTGGAAATGCCGCAAGAAGCAAAGCCTGCGCCGCAAAGTAATAATGAAGATAATTGGATAAATGTAAATGAAGGGTGGCTAACAAATGAGTGAAATAAAAGAAGTGTTTGAGGAAAACAGTATTTCCGATGAACAAATGCTGCGATATATTAACGATGCTATTAAGGCTATTGCCGTTGGCGGTCAAAGTTACAAAATAGGCAGCAGGTCGCTTACAAGAGCAAATTTAACCGACCTTGTTGCCCTCAAAAAAGAGTTGGAGTCAAGAGTTAATCAATCGGGTGAAAGTCCATTTTTTGATAATACGTATGTTGCACTATTTGAAGGAAGGTGATTATGTGGAAAATGTTGTAGATAAAGTGATTTCTTTCTTTAGTCCGCAACGAGGTTATGCGAGACTCTCATATCGTAGCGCTATTGACGAAATACGAAGTAACTACGATGCCGGCAGTTACCACCGTAGTAATTGGCGAGCGATTAACCAAAATGCGCAAATAACCGACCGAATGGACCGTGATGTTGTCAGAGCAAGGGCAAGAGACCTCGAAAGAAATTCAGACGTTATGAACGGTGTCATTAAGGCTTTCAAGCGTAATGTCGTTGGCTCAGGCTTTAAACTGAAAATAACAATACCTGAAAATCAAGAACTTTGCAAAGAACTCAATGAACTTTGGGAAGAATGGTGTAAAGCAAAAAACTGCGACATTACAGGCACACAGAGCTTCACCGAAATATTAAGAATGGCCGCTGTCAGAAAAAAGGTTGACGGCGGTATTTTATTTGTAAAGGTTTTTTCGAAGGGCGGATTACTCCCCTTTAAGCTTCAGCTTATGGAGGTAGACTCGCTTGATTTAACGCAAAAAGCGGCTCAATCCAAAAGCAACAGAGTAGTAGACGGTATTGAATTTGATGAATTCAGCAAGCCGGTAGGCTATTGGTTTAGACAATTTGCTCCCGACGGTTTTACACTTTTGCCACCAAAATACATTGAAGCAAAAAATGTAATTTTCTATTTCACCAAAACCCGACCAACGCAAATTCGTGAAATATCCGACCTTTCGCCGTCTGTTACAAGAGTGCGTGATATCACCGAATTTATGACTGCCGTTTCGGTCAAAGAGAGAATAGCAGCTTGTTTGTCTGTTTTTGTAAAACGAGTAATGCCGACTGCCGGGACAGGCTTAGGCAGAGCAGGAACTAACGGTGGAAATCTTACAAACTATAACGAAAAAACGCTTGCCCCCGGTATGATAACCGAACTTAATGCAGGCGATGAAATTCAGGTAGTCAATCCGAGCGGACAATCGTCCGACTCTGCTCAATTTATCAAAATACAGCAAAGATTAATTGCATCAGGTCAAGGCTTAAGCTACGAAGCAACCTCTCGTGATATGAGCGAATCTAATTACTCATCGGCACGTCAAGGAATAATTGAGGACGAAGAAACCTACGGCGAAGAAATTGAACAGCTTAACAATGCTATGGACGAAATATACGAAACATTTGTTATTTCCTGCGTTTTGAGTGGCGCTGTAATTATTCCTGATTTTTGGAGCAATAAAAACAAATATTTTAAACACGAATGGGTCAAATCGCCCAAGAAATGGATTGACCCACTTAAAGAAGCAAACGCCGATAAAATTGCACTTTCTACGATGCAGAAAACCTTTGCCGAGCTTTGCGCTGAAAAGGGCAAGGATTGGAAGGAAACGCTTGAGGAAATTGCAGAAATCAACAAATACGGCAAAAATGTCGGCATTGATATAGGAGGTATTTTATATGGACAAAAGAAATAAGGCAATTGGCAGACGCTCGTTGCCGTTTGAGCTTCGTGAAATAAACGAAGAAAAAAGAACGGTAACACTGAGTTTCAGCTCGGAAGAGCCATACACACGGTTTGGCGAAACCGAAATACTCGACCACTCCGACGGCGCAGTCGATTTAACAAGACTGAACGAAATTGGTTGTGTTCTTTTTAATCACAACAGGGATATTGTTCTCGGAAAAGTGCTCAAAGCGTGGATTGAGGATAATCGTGGCGTTGCTGAAATCAGATTTGACGAAGACGAAAAATCTAACGAAATATACGAAAAAGTCAAAAACAAAACGCTTCGAGGCACATCCGTAGGTTACAGAATAAAAAGCATTGAAAATGTAGCCGCTAACTCTGTATCGACAGATAAACGCTTTGCCGGTCCGTGCTATATTGCACGACAATGGGAACCGTTTGAAATTTCAATCGTTTCCGTTCCAGCCGACCCTACCGTCGGCGTTTCAAGAGATTTTGAAGTTGCGTTTGATGCAGGCTTTTCCAAGGAACTTGCAGAAGCACAAATCAAAATAAATAAAAATAAATGTTCATTATAGGAGGTTAAATATGAACAAGATGAACAAGAAAGAAAAACTTAATGCCCTCATTAAGAAGCAGCAGGCTATTGTAGATAAGGCAAAAGCTGAAAACGGCAGAAGTCTTAATGAGGACGAACAGCGTTCTTTTGACAGTTTGCAAAGTCAAATAGACGAATTAAAGCGAGATATCGAGCCTGACGGCGCACCGGCGCAGAACGGCGGCGATTCTCAAAGAAATCTTGCAGCAGGCGAAGAAAGACAGAGATGCATTGAGATTAATGCTATATGCAGAAGCTTTGATGTTGACCCAACTGCTTTCATTAACGACGGCTCGAGCGTAGATAGTGTCAGAGCTGCGATTCTTGAACGTCTCCAAAGCAATAACGGCGGTATCGTTACGAGTGGTAGCGTTCGAGTTGAAGCTGACGAAGCGGATAAATTCAGAAATGCAGCAACCGATGCGTTTATGCTCAGGTCAGGAATTACTCTTTCAAATCCTTCAGACGGCGCAAGAGACCTTAGAGGAATGTCACTCAAAGGTCTTGCAATTGAATGTATGGAAAAAGAAGGCTGCAGCGAAAAAAATCTTCACTTAAAGAGTGCGGATGAAATCTATCGTTATATGATGCGAGGCTATCTCAACCCGACTTCTGCTTTCCCTTCGATTGTTGAGCAGACAATTAACAAGTCATATCAAGAAGGTCATAAGAGAGCGAACACAACTTACAGAAGAATTGCAAAAATTGGTACTCTTTCCGACTTTAAGAAAAACGACAACTATTGGGTTGCAGGCACAGCCGGCGAATTTCTTGAAGTGCCTGAGGGCGGAGAACTTAAATCGGAAATGTTGACAGATGCTAAACGTCCTTCTCGTCAGCTTAAAACTTATGGACGTCAGTTCACGATGACAAGACAGGCATTTATCAATGATGATATCGGTATGGTTACAACAATTCCGATGAGACACGCAGAAGCCGCTGATAAGACTATAAACAAACAAGTATATACAGGAATTTACAACAATATTGCTATGCCTGACGGCATTAAAATATTTGATGCAAAGCACGGCAATGTTATCACTTCCGGCACTGCGCCAACATTTGAATCTATCCAAGCCGGTCTCAAACTTCTTCAGTTACAGAAAGATGAGTTTGGCGAACCTTGTCTTATTCAGCCAAAGGCTATCGTTGTTCCTATCGGTTACGGTATGACTCTAAAACAAATCTTCCATTCACAGACAATTAATACTGCCGGCAACACTCAGGCGTTTAACCCACTTTCTGAAATGGAAGCAAGTATTGATATTATCGAGGATGCTACACTTAACGCCCTCGCCGGTTCAAATGCTTGCCCTTGGTTTATCGTCGGTGACGGTAATTTTGTTGAAGTCGATTTCCTTAATGGTAATGAAACACCTGAAATTCGACTTTCTGAGAAATCAGGTACACTTGGCCTTGTTTGGGATATTTATCTCGACTGGGGTGTTGCTTATATGGACCACCGTGAGGCTGTCCGTAACAACGGCGTTAAACTTTAATAAGGAGGTTGTATAAATGGCTACAGCTACATATTGGCAGAGGGGCGAATCTCTCGACTATACAAACACAACAAGCTCACCGCTTGCAGCAGGTAGCATTGTAAAATTGCAGTCCTGCATCGGCATTGTTGAAGAAACAATTGCACCAAACGCAACAGGTGCGATTGCCGTTGAGGGCGTTTTCGAAATTGCGAAAACAGGTACAGCGGCAATCACAATCGGTGATGCCGTTTATTTTGACGGTACAGGTATTACAAATACGGCAACAAGTAATCTTCTTGTTGGTTATGCTGCCGAAAGCGTAACCGCTGAGGCAAAGCTTATCAAGGTTAAGCTTAAAGGCTAATGTATTTGGTTGCACAAAAAGATATCCTGTTTGAAAACAAATATTATCATCCGGGAGAAGAACTGCCATACAATGATGAATATGCCGATGCTTGGATAGAATCAGGCTCGGCCAAATGGCTTGAAGAACTTCCGGTTGATATTTTGCCAAAGGCAAAAAGAGTTTGTGCTCAACCGGGTGTCGAAGTAATCGCTATTAACGGCAAATCTCAAATAAATCTTGAGGGCAGAATCCCTAAAAGAAATTAAAACGCAGGTTAAAAATATGAATAGTTTTAAAAGCCAACTAAAAAAGGATATCGGCACATTTTTGAATGTTGATGAATTCTCAGAAATGCACACAATCGGCGGAAAGCCTATGAATTGCCTTATTGATGATAACGAGGCGGTAGACAGAGAAATCAAATATGTCGGCAAGGGTGACGGAGTTTACACACGTCACCTTTTAATATATGTGAAATCGGAAGATTTCGGCGATTTACCGAGGATTGACGGTCTGCTTGAAATTGACGGCAAGAAATATGTTGTCATAGATGCCGTATCTGAAGCTGGAATCTATTCTATTACTTTGGAGGTGTATTCAAGTGGTAGTGCTCGAATTGGACGATAGCTATAAATACGTTGAGAAAAGACTCGGCGATTTAAAATCGAAAACCCCTAAAGTTATTGCAAAATCAATTAATGAAACAGCAGCTTGGGCAAGACGAGAAATTGCACAGGAGGCTCAAAAAACATATACAATTAAATCAGGCGGCTTTAATAAGTCGATGACAATCAAAAAAGCTAATTACAGTAATCTTGAAGGAATTATCGAAAGCAAAGGAAAGCCTATTGAACTTATTAAATATCGTTATTCAAAAGGTAAGAAAACAACCAAAGCAAGAGTTTTACAAAGCAGTGGCTTAAAATCTCTTGAAAAAAACGGTATAAAAGCTTTTGTAACCAAATTTGCAAACGGTCACGCTTCTATCGCCCAAAGACGCGGTAAAGAAAGATTGCCTATAAAAATTCTTTTTTCGAACAGTATTCCTATGATGATAGGAAACGAAAAACGTGTTTACGGCATTGTTGAACCTGAAATCAACGATTATTTGCGTAAAAAGCTTGATTATCATATTTCAAAAGTGCTTGGAGGTTATGAATAATGACTATAAGAGAATTTCAAGACGATTTAAAAAAAGAGCTTGAAACTTTGTTTGAAAATTTCAAAATAACAGGCACAGACGGCCAGCCTGCAAATTTAAAGGTGTATAAAAACGATGTGCCTTTGCTTTCCGCTAACAGCGAAGAACAAACAGCGCCATATCTAATTATCAGATTGGATTCAGGAAAGCATCACGAGGACAATCGTATCGGCACACAAGATGTAAAAATATTGATACTCATTTGCGTTTTTAACGATGATGAAAATTATGTAGGCTCGGACGATGTGCTTATCATAATTCAAAGAATTATTGAAAGATTTGCCGTTAATCCCAAAATGGAAAAATATTATAGAATCGGCGAAATCGATTGGACCGTCGGAGATACTGAGACCTATCCTTATTTCTTCGGCGGTGTTGAACTGAGTTTCGCCATTCCAAGCTATACAAGAGAGGATGATTTCTGCTGAGTAAATCAAAATCTAACGAGGTTGTAATTTATATCGGGCCAACAATTAAAAATGTTATTGCAACAGGTACGGTTTTTAACAACGGAATAACCGTGCCGGTTGCGAAAGCAATTGATAAATGCCCCGAAATTGACGAATTACTCGTTCCTATCGACGAAATTGCAATCTCTCTAAAAAATATTCAAAGTAAAAAAGGCTCGACTTATGCATTTTATCGCAAGGTCAAGTCTTTTTTTAATAATAATCAGGAGGAAAAATAAATGTCATACAAACACGGAATTGGCATTGAAGAACAGTCTACAAGTCTTGTTACCCCTGTCGAAAGCTCGTCAGGGTTACAAGTGATTGTTGGCACAGCGCCGATTAATATGCTTGCTGAGCCTGCCTCAGCGGTAAACAAGCTTATTCTTGCGCACAGCTACGAAGAGGCTGTATCTGCACTTGGCTATAGTGACGATTACGAAAACTATACGCTGTGCGAAGCAATTGATGCGAATTTTAAAATGAGAAATAATGCGCCGGTCGTTTTTATTAACGTTCTCGACCCAGCGAAGCATAAAAAAACGGTTTCTGCGGTTGAATGCAAAATTACAGACGGTCAGGCAACGCTTACCGAAAAAGGAATGTTACTTGACACGCTTAATATAACAGCAACAGGCGCTTCATCAGCAAAGCTTACAGCAACTACCCACTATATTGCCGAATTTAACAGCGAGGGCAATGTTGTTGTTACACTTACAGCAGCAGGCAAAACAACGGTAGGTTCAAACACTACACTCAGTATCAGCGGTACAAAAATTGACCCGACTGCTGTTAAGGCAGAGGACGTAATCGGCGGTGTTGATGCTAAAACAGGTAAAGAAACTGGCCTTGAGCTTTTAAGACAAGTTGACCCGAAATTCGGATTAACACCGGGTATTCTTCTTGCACCTGGCTTTTCCAAGTTAGCAACAGTTGCTGCAGTAATGCAGGCTAAATGCGTTGAGCTTAACGGTCATTATAAGCTTATTTGTATTCTTGATATCAGCGCAACTGCGGCAAAGAAATATACCGATGTTGCAGACGCTAAATCAAATAACGGCTTTTCGAGCAAATATGCTATTTCAGTTTGGCCGAAAGTAATGTATGCCGGAAAAAATATGCATTTTTCGAGCGTTCTCGCCGCCGAAATTTGCTATATGGACTCCGAAAATTCGGATATACCGTCAAATTCGCCGTCTAACAGAACAATTCCTATTCAAAGCGCTTGTCTCGACGACGGCACAGAAGTATTACTTGACGACAATCAGGCAAATGCACTGAACGCTCAAGGTATCGTTACTGCACTTCCGATTAACGGAAGCTGGAGAGTTTGGGGCAACAATACTTCTTGCTATCCAGACAACAAAGACCCTAAGGACCGTTGGATATCTGTAAGAAGAATGTTCAATTGGCAGGGCAACACCTTTATAAAAACTTATTTCGATAAGGTGGACGACAATACCAATTACAAGCTTATTGAGAGCCTTGTCGATGCGGAAAATTTACGAGGCAACAGCCTTGTTGCACAGGGTCTTGTCGCAGGTATGAAACTCGAATTTAATGAAGCAGAAAATCCTATTGCCAATATTCTTGACGGTAAGATTAAATTTCATCAGAAATTCAGCCCATATACACCTGCGGAATACATCGAAAATGTGCTCGAGTTTGACCCGACGCTTGTTCAAAACGCATTAACAGGAGGTTAATATTATGGATAGAACTAATGTACTTAATATGTTCAACGCTTACCAAAACGGTGTGAAAAGAATAGGTGTAACTGCCGAGGTAACACTTCCTGAATTCGAGTTTAAGAGCGAAAGCATTGAGGCAGCAGGCTTAATGGGTACCGTTGATGCAGTCGCCGTAGGTCATACTGATGCGATTGAACAGGAGATTCCGTTTATTAATGCTGACGACGATTTCTTTAATTCGCTTATGACAGGCCAAAACGTTTCGATGACCTTAAGAGGCAGTCAGCAAGTTACCGATTCAGCAACAGGTACAATCAAAAATGTACCCGTAAGAGTTGTCTTGGGCGGAATCGTTAAAAAAATCAAGCTCGGTTCGCTTAAACAAGCAGGCTTAGGCAATCCGTCATTTACATTGTCACTTAATTACTATCTTCACGAATTTAACGGTCAAAAGCGAATTGAAATTGATAAGCTTAACAGCGTTTGTGTAATCAACGGCAATGACCTTATGGCCGAAATCAATTCACAATGTTAATCAAATTATTTATAAGGAGAAATAAAAATGTCAGAAGAAAAGAAAAACATTGCAAATGCAAAAACAGTTGTAGTCAATTCAACTACAGAAAATGAAAATGAAAGTCTAATACTTGATTTCCATAAACCATACCATTTTGAAGGACAGACCTTTAATTCTGTTGATTTAACACCGCTTGAAAATGTAACAGGTGCTATTATGACAGAAGCAAGCCGTGAAGCTATTAAGAGTGGTGTTGTTGCCCTTCAGGAAATGTCACTTTCGTATGCGCAAATCATTGCCGCTAAAGTGACTAATTTGCCTATTGAATTTTTTACCGGCTTAGATGCAAAGGATTCAATGAAGCTTAAAAACATTGTTTCAAATTTTTTGTACGCCGAGGATTAGGTGGAATATGGACTCAAGCGGAAGTCTTTCGAAAATTAGCTATTAGTCTTTCAATCAATTTAAAGACAGGTTTCGATTATTTATATTCGAGCCTGTCTATTTTCGATTTGGTACAAATAGCTGAAGATGTCGAAAGGATGTACGATGAGCGCAAAAAGTAAAGAAATGAAGCTGGCAATCAGAATTGCCGGTAAAGTCGATAAATCTTTCGGCTTAGCACTAAAATCCGTTCAATCGCAAATCAAAACGGTTGCTAAGGTATCTGCCGCCGCTGTGGGCGCTGTTGCTACGGCTGTAGCAGGCGTTACAACAGCAGCTATCAAAACAGGCAAAGAGTTTGAAAACTCAATGTCGCAAGTTGCCGCAACAATGGGAATTGACAAAGCGACAAAAGACGGATTAAAAAATTACCAAACACTTGAAACAGCCGCCAAGGAAATGGGTGAATCAACAGCGTTCACTGCTTCTGAGGCGGCTGAAGGTTTAAACTATTTGGCTCTTGCCGGTTATTCGGCAGACCAAGCGGCTACAGCACTTCCGTATACATTAAAACTTGCCGGAGCCGGAGCAATGGATTTAGCCGATGCTTCAGATATGGTTACTGATGCTATGTCAGCGCTGAATCTTGAAGCAAATAACAAAAATCTGTCAACTTTTTCTGACCAACTCGCTAAGAGTGCATCAACTACAAACACTAACGTCAAGCAGTTGGGCGAAGCAATCCTTACTGTAGGCGGTACAGCTGCGAATTTAAAAGGCGGCACTGCAGAACTTAATACGGCGTTAGGTATACTTGCAAATAACGGTATCAAAGGCGCTGAGGGTGGCACGCATTTAAGAAATATGCTGTTATCTCTCGAATCACCTACTGATGCAGCGGCGAAGCAACTCGAAAAATTAGGCGTTAATGTTTACGATGCAAAAGGTAATTTAAGAAGCCTTAATGATATATTTTCGGATGTGCAAAAATCCACCAAAGGTATGACAAACCAGCAAGTAGACGGTATTCTTGCTACATTGTTCAACAAACGAGATTTAGCATCAGCGCGAGCAATGATGAAAGCGGCCGGAGATGATTTTTCAAAAATAGAAAAAACCATATCTGACAGCGCCGGTGCTTGCGACCAAATGTATAAAACTCAGCTTGACAATCTTGAAGGCGACTTGGCATTGTTTACAAGTGCGTTACAAGGTCTTGGTATTGAGGTATACGAAAACATTGGCGGTGGAGTAAGAGAAGGCGTTCAGCTCGCCACAGAATGCATTGGCGACTTAAACAAAGCTTTTAAGAAAAACGGATTACAGGGTCTTGTCGGTGAATTTGGAAGCGTTCTTAGCAAAGCTGTTAATTACGTTTCGGATTTAGCCCCAAAGCTTACTGATTCGGCTGTTGACTTGATAACTTCATTTATATCAGGAATAGAAAAATCGTCTGACAATATTGCAAAATCCGCTACGTCGGTGTTTTCAAAATTGATTACCGGCGCTTCAAAAATTGCACCTAAGTTGTTAACTCTTGCAGGCACACTTTTAATATCGCTCATTACAGCACTTCAAAGTGAATTGCCTACGATAGAAAAAACATTTTTCCAAGGACTAAAACAATTAATATCAAATGCTTTGAAATTGTTACCACAGATTCTTGATGTAGGTTTAGATTTCGTGTTGGCTTTAGCCGACGGCATGGTTAGTGGATTACCGCAGTGTTTTAGTATTGCGACTATGTTAATCACAAAACTATGTGGCGTAATTAATTCGGAATTGCCGCAAATTTTACAAATAGGCATTCAGTTAATTCTCAATCTTGTTTATGGAATACTTGAAAATCTTCCGCAAATTGCAAGAAGTGTAATGCTGATTATTAATACTTTTATTCAATGTATTCTTCAAAACTTACCAATTATTATATCAGCAGGAATTGAACTGCTCTATGCATTGATTAACGGAATTATGAATAATTTGGATTACATAATTCAGGCTGTAATTGCGATTATTACCGAGTTGATTACTTGTCTTGCACAAAATGCGCCGTTGCTTGCTACATCAGCAATATCTTTAATCAGCGCTCTTGTGGTAGGATTATTGCAAGCTTTACCTCAATTAATTGCGGCTGTTCCGCAATTGATTATTGCTTTGGTTAATGCATTTAAAAATTATGATTGGAGCACACTCGGTAAGGATATAATCAGCGGTATAAAATCAGGGCTTCTTGCAATGAAAGATTCTTTGATTGCGACTGTTAAAAATATCTTTAAGAGCATTAAAAGTATTTTTTCAAGGAAAATAACAGCGAATGTTTCCGCTTCAAGCTCAGGTGGAAAGCCGCACGCAAGCGGCGGTATTTTCCCACGCTCTACAATCATTCCGACAATTCAGGCAGCGCACGCAGCAGGCGGTGTATTTACGTCGCCTACTGTTATTCCGTCAATCAACGGTGCAAATCACCTCGTCGGCGAAGCAGGAGCAGAGGCGATACTTCCTCTTAACAGTCTGTGGAATAATTTGTCAAACACATTCAATCCTAATTTCTCGGTAATGAGTAACCGAATTGCCGAGCTTGCTAATAAGATTGAGAGCGGAAATAAGGGCGACGGCAATTATAATAACGGTGATACATCGACTATTGTTTTCTCGCCAAAAATTATAATTCAAGGCAATGCCGACAAGAATGACGTTAAGGAAGCTGTAAAAATGAGCCAAACAGAGTTTGAAAGATTTATGAATGAATATCTGAAAAAGAAAAAACGAATTCGGCTTTAAGGAGAACTTATGGATAACACAACTTATACAACCGTTTTGGGCGATACTTGGGATATTATTGCCAAAAAGGTTTATAACGATGAAAAGTATGTTGATGTGCTTATGCGCAATAATCCTTCAAAGCTTGATATCTGCATTTTCTCTGCCGGAGTGGAGTTATCCGCTCCGGCTCTTTCTTTGGTTGAAAGCGAAGGAGAAGATACATATCCTGATTGGAGGTCTGACGATTGAGTAATCCACGAAAATCAACCGTGAGTATCAAAAAACTCGGCAAAACTTCTAAAAAAGACCGACTTATGACCGATTATTGCGAATCTCTTGAATATACGGATGTCGCAAGTGGTGAAAGTGACAGTGCATCGATTACTTTGTCCAACATTGATAAGAAATTTTTAAACGGTTGGTTGCCTAAAAAAGGCGAAAAATATCAACTAAAAATCAACACTTACAATTGGAAAAAGGATAAAGACACAAAAACGCTTAATTGCGGCAAATTTGTCATTGACGATTTTTCAATATCAGGCAGACCGCTTACGGCGAAAATTAATATGGTTTCAAAACCGGCAAACAGCTCTTTTTCAACAAAGCAGCGTACAAAGACTTGGAAAAATGTAACCCTGAAGCAAATTGCAAGGAAAATCGCAAAACGATATAAAATGAAGCTTGTTTATGACGGCGGTACTGTCAAGATTAAAAATATTGAACAGAAGAAAACCGAGGACGGCTCATTTTTGAAATCGTTATGTGAGGCTTACGCTTATGGTATCAAGATTTATTCAAGCAAGCTTGTTATATATTCCAAGGCTAAATATGAAAAAAAGAAAGCTGTAAAAACAATTGATGAAAAAGAGGTTTCAAATTGGAGTTTTAACACGACCGTTTCAGGCACTTATACCGGGTGCAAATTTTCGTACACTAACCCTAAAACGAATAAAACAATAAAAGTTAAAGTCGGCAAAGGCAGCAGGTGGCTTACGTCTCAGGGCGAAGCAAGCAACAAAGCAGATGCGCTTAAAAGAGCTTATGCCGCTGTTAATAATTCTAACGAAGGAGCAACAACAATAAGCTTTACTACCCTTCCCGACCCAAAGCTTATTGCGACGGCAAATATTAAGCTGACAGGCTTCGGAAAATTGAACGGTAAGTATTCCATTAAAGAGGTTAAGCATAATTGCTCGCCTAATAACGGTTATGAGGTGACCCTTGAATGCTACAAAATCGTTCAAAGACTTCCTAAGCCAAAGAAAAAGAAATAAGGTGAATGCTTATGGACTTAAGAATCGGAAAGGTCTCAACGGTAAATTATACAACAGGAATGGTAAGCGTGATATATGAGGAAGAAAGCAATGCCGTTACGGCCAAAATGCCCTGTCTTTCTTTCAACGGCGAATATAAGATGCCCAAAGCAGATGATTACGTCGCCGTTGCCTATTTATCAAACGGCTCATCAATCGGCTTAATTCTCGGCTCGTTCTGGAATGAAACAAACAAACCGCAACATTCGGGAAAAGATGTTTATTTTAAAGAATTATCACCTGAAGCATACATACTTTATGAAAACGACACTTTGACAATTAAAGCACCGAATATAAAGGTCGTTAGTGAAACTCCCGTTGAAAAAGAGGTAAAAGCAAATGAGTAACTCAATAGGCTCTTGGAACGGAAGTGTATTCAAGGTTTCAAGTTCAAAAATATTCTCGCTTAGCGATATTAATGTGAAACGCTCAAGCCGTTGGGCAACTCACGACATTATCGGAAAAGTGCCCAAAATGGAATTTCAAGGAATGGACCAAATTGCAGTCGAATGCAAAATTATTCTTGATGCAACACTCGGTGTAAAGCCGATAGAGGAAGCCGAAAAATTCCGCAAGGCTCTTAATAATGGAACGGCAGCAAAGCTTGTTATTGCAGGAAAAGCTATATCAAGTAATAAATTTGTGCTGACAGATATAAGCGAAGGATATGACATTATTACAAATGCAGGAAAAGTCCAAAGACTTACCCTGTCTTTAACATTTAAGGAGTATCGATGATGAATTTATCAAGCAATGTAATTTTAAATAATACAAGCGAAGAAATCATCAAATCTTATCAAGAACAGATATCCACATTATGCTCAACTATTGCCGGCACGGTACCTCTTGACCGTGATTTTGGCATTGACAGTGCTTGTCTTTCCAAGCCTCCTGACGTTGCCTCAGCTTTATTAAGCGTTGAAATTATGGAAAAGGTTGAAAAATACATTCCTCAATTAATCGTTAATTCAGTAGAGTTTTCTTCTGCCGACGACGGAACGCTTACGCCGATTATTAAGGTAGGCTATAATGAAGATTATGTTGCGGAAGAAGATGCAGAGGATGAGGACGATTTATCAACGGATGAAGACGACTATTTTTATGCCGATGAAGATGATTACGATGCCGACGAATTTGACGAAGAAGATATCGAGGAGGATGAAGAATGATTGAAGAATTGCAAAACTTGCCCGAAATAAGCTTTATCGATGATATGACAATCGATGAAATACAAAAAAAGCTTGTTAGTGAATATGAAAATTCAATAACAGCAATTACAGGCAATAAATATGTTTTACCGAAAGCAGATAAATTCAGGATTATTATTAATTCAATTGCACTCATACTTTATCAAAATTTGCAATGTATTGACCGAGCAGGAAAGCAAAACACCCTTAAATATGCGTATGGCGAATATCTTGATAATAAAGCGGCTGAAAAAGGCGTTGTAAGAAAAACGGCAAAAGCAGCAACTGTAAATGTTAAATTTTCGCTTGAGGCTGCACGAAGCTCGTCTACTCTCATTCCTAAAGGAACGAGAGTATCAAACGACTCGGATATCTATTTTGAAACACAAAATTCCGAAGAAATCGCAGCAGGCAATACTGACATAGTTATTTCTTGCGCCTGCACCGAATCCGGAACGCTCGGCAATAATATTCAAATAGGCGAAATTACAACACTTGTTGACCCTGTAGCCTATATTAGTGAAGTCGTAAACACAACGGTTTCGACTGGAGGTACAGACGAAGAAGACGACGACAGCCTAAGAGAGCGAGTATTCCTCGCCCCGTCTTCTTATACCACTACAGGCTCGGCAGATGCGTACATATATCATTGTAAATTGTTTTCAAATGATATAGTCGATGTAATTGCCACGTCAGATGTAGGCTCAGCAGTTGTCAATATTATTGTGTTATTAAAAAACGGTGTTATTCCTGAAGAAAAACTGATTACTCAGCTTCAAGAATATTTGAATGGAGACAGTATAAAAACACTTACAGATAAAGTTGTTGTTGCTGCGCCGAGTGTAAAGAAATATGATATAAATTTGACGTATTATATCAACAAATCCGAACGTTCTAAGGCACTCTTAATCAAAAAGAATGTTGAAAAAGCCATTGACGAATATATATTGTGGCAAAATTCCAAAATCGGTCGAGATATCAACCCGGATAAATTGATTGAAAAAATCATAGCTGCTGGGGCAAAAAGAGTAGCCGTATCATCGCCGATTTATCAAGCATGCAATCAAAAAGAAGTACCACAGTTGGCAAATAAAAGTATAACATACGGAGGTATTGAGGATGATTAATATTCTCGACGTCAAATTGTCCGATTTATTGCCGTCAAGTTTTGATACTGTTGAAATTAAGGCACTTAATAATGTGGTTACTTTTTCGCTATATCTTATGCAAAAATACATTAACAATGCAAATTTTACCGTGAATATTGACAATGTATCCGAGAAAATAATTGATTATCTCGCTTGCGAATACCGTACACCGTATTATGATGAAGCGTTTGATTTAAAGACAAAAAGAAATCTTGTCAAATCAACTATGCTTACGTATCTTGAAATCGGCACAACAAATATCATTAAAGAATATCTTAATACACTTAATGAAGAAACTGACGTCGCCGAATGGTATGACTATGACGGACAACCATATAACTTTAAAATTTTTCTTAACATTTCCGAGAACAGAGAAGTTGACGAAAAACTTTTAACCGATATTAAGAATAAAATCGAAAAAATCAAAAATGTTCGTTCTTCGCTCGAAACAATTGAAATACTTAACTCATCAAATTATGAAAAAAAACTTTCCTGCTCAATAGCAGCAGGAGTGCAAATCGAATCAAATATAGGTACTGCGATGATTAATGATGATTTTGGCGGTACTACTTTCATTGCACTTGATGACTGTATTCTTGTTGACGACGAAGGAAACATTTTTATTGAGGAGGAATAAATATGGCTTTTGAATTTTATGTAACTGAATTCGGAAAAGCTGCTCTTATTCACGGTTTAGCCGGCGGCAGTATTGCATTTAATGTAATTGAAATCGGCGGAGCTGAAATACCGCCATCGGATTTTTCAAAGGTGACTGCATTATCTGATATTAAATTGAACACAAAGGCTATCTCACAAAAACAAATTGATAACACTTTGAATTTGAAATTTCAATTTGATAATAAAAAAGTATCTTCCGATTTCTTTTGGACTGAAATCGGATATTTTGCAACAGTCACTAAAAGCGACGGAAAAACCGAAAACGGTATGGTTTTATACGGCTATAACAGCAAAGAAACTGCTAATCACATTCCGTCTTACACTTCAAACAACACTTTGAATAAATATATCTGCCAAATCGGGATTAATTATTCTGATGATTTAAACGTAACGATTACACTTGATGAATTTGAAGATTATGCTTCTAAATCTGATTTTGCCAAGCACACAAGTGCAAATAATCCTCATAATATCAACTGTGATACTATCGGCGCTGCGAAAGCAGCTCACGTCCATTCTGCTATTGATATAACATCAGGTATGTTAGGTGTTGAGCGAGGCGGTACAGGAGTATCATCGTTGAAAAAAATAGGTATTGAACCATTAGAGGATTTCAGTTCAAGCGTAGAGAAAAATCTTTCTGATTTTAAAAATTTTTACAATGGTCAATTTTACAGAAAAAACGGAATTGCTATGGTTACAATCACTTTTCAAACACCAACTCAGCTTATCGGTGAGGAAATGACCGGCAAATGGATATTAGTGTTGCCAAGAGAAATGCGACCTGCAAATCAGCTATCGGTAATAGGTATTTGCAGTAACAAAGAAATAGTTACCGTATTAATTCGACCTGACGGGCAAGTTTTATTGTACTCGTTTGGAAACTTTCTCCTTGAAAAAGACACGCACATACGATTTCAGGCAACGTACCCTGTAGCTTAAGGAGGCAGCAAAATGAAACTAAAAAAAATATCGGATGCAATTAAATCAATTGGAGCACCTAACAAGGATGATACCTTGTTGGGCGTTTTTAATGGCAAAACAGCTCAGAAGAGCATTGAGGATATTCTCAAAGTTTCCGACTACACTTTACTAAAAAACCAACCTATCACAATTCTGAGCCAAGATTTCAAGGTTAGTGACCTTAAGGAAAGCAGTTTATATTTCGTTAACAGTGGCATAAATTGCAAAAAAGAGGACGGAAGTGTGCTTGTAAACTTATACGCAGGCATTCTTATTCTTACTGGTACCGGCGGCGAAGCTCAAGTGTCCGACTCATATAATACCTATTACGTTCAAGATATGAGCACCGGAGACTGGTTTAATTCCGATTGCAACCATATCACAACACAAGAAGTCAACGATTTATTAAGTGATTTATCGGGTTATCTTTTCAAGTATGGTAAGCCGTTAGATTCAAAAAAGAAAGTTACAAAAACACTTGCTGGTTTTGCCGAAAGTATTACTAAGAAAACAATGGTGCTCGATAACAGCGATTTATTAAGCACAATTAGTTCTGACGGCAAATACAGCTTTTATAGTAGGGGAATTTTTCGTTTAGGTCATCCGGATGCTGTGACAGGCTTCACACCTCTCGAAATCAAGGTAAACAAAGGCGACACAATCTATGTCAAATTCAGCAAAACAGATACGGAATGCTTATGCGATATCGTTTATATTGGTGATATTAGCATGAACATTCCCGATGATACTAAATACAAATACAATTCTATCGACGTATGGACGGGGCAATTAGGATTCGCTATAGGCGCTACTGAATACGATACAACCTTCTGGGAAGAGGTAGTGGGTGCTAAGGGTACCGCTGACGAGATTGACGATTATTTATGTGACCTTCCCTGCGTAAGAACCGGCGGACTTGTATATTCGATTCCAAAAGCATACGGACGTCCCGAATTCAGAAATGTTACGCTCGGCAACGGGTTGAAATTTGAAAACGGAGTGTTATCGGCAGTAGCCACAAGTGATATCGCAAGCGACCAACTGAAACAGATTATAGGAGGGTTAGAATAATGGCAGTAACAGCAGATTATATATTAAAACTAAATCAGCAAAGGTTAGAACTTATAGACGTTGTGAATAATCTCGTTGATGAAACAGACAAGCTTGACAGTAATGCAACGCTTGATGACGTGGTTAAAAGACTTAAAACAATTGATACTTTAAGCATATTGCAAAGCTATATTCAGCCGAGTGTTGTTAATCCAAATAACGATTGGTCGATTGATGATACAAAAGGAAAAATTAAATCATTAAGAGAGTGGGCGTTTTATTTGCACAGAGGTTTGCGCTCAATCAATTTACCTCAATGTACTATAGTCAAAATTGGTGCTTTTTCTGAGTGCTCGGCTTTGGAAAAAGCGGTTATTTCAGGTGCTAATTTACACATTTACGGTAATGCATTTCAAAATTGCAGTTCGCTTATATCATTGTCTTTTCCACGGCTGAGTATAATCGAGGGCGAATATGTGTTTAACGGTTGCGCATCGTTGAAAAGTATAACGTTTAACAAAAGTGGAAGCGCAACCGTAAAAAGCGGATATAACCCAATGAACGGATGCACGAATTTGCAGGCTCTGGTATTTCCGAGTAAGGATGATATAACAAAAATCGAAGGCTATTATCTTGACTTCTTTAGAAACAACAGTTCGGTATTGTTTTATATACCCAAATGTATGAAATTTCAATATTCCGAAGCGTGGATGAGCGAATTCGTTACAGCAGACAGAGTAAAATGCTTGGAAGATTACGATTTTGAGGATAAAAAATATACAAATAATCGTGATTATTTAATTAATAAATTTAGCACTGATTTGTCTGATTACGAAATTGTTGAATATGTTCCGCCGGATGTCAGAAGTGAGTTGGAAAGATATGCCTCAGGAGCGCTTATAGCGACAATTAATGGCAGAAACTATACTAAGAGCAATTGGGGTTCGGCAATTGTCTGCGTGATTAAACTCGGAGATAATTACGGCTCATTCCTTGTCAGCACCAACAAGGATTGCGTTACTTTTTATGCAGGCAGTACAGTCAGCAGTAATACCAAATTTCAATACAATAACGAAACGTATTATTGTAGTGGCAGGTCGAATTTCGTTGGGAGCAATCCTACAGTTGTTTCCGACTATCCGTTACTTAATGATATAACCGGTAAAACATATACGAATGACGAGGCCGGTAGTATTGCGGCGGCAAAAGACTTGCTTGACTACTATTTTAAAAAGATATGAGGTGGAAATATGACAAGTGAAATTCTTGTTGCATTGATAACAGGCGGATTGTCGTTTTTGGGTGTTGTTGTTGCTAATGTCAGCAACAATCGAAAAATACAATCAGATATGAAAACGCAGCAGGCTGTTACCGACACCAAAATAGACGAGCTTACAAGAGAGGTTCGACAACATAATAACTTTGCGCAGCGTGTGCCGGTGCTTGAGAACAAGGTGCAAGTTGCAGACCACCGAATAAAAGACCTTGAAGATAGATTAAAATAAAAAGGAGTAAAACAATGAAAACATTATGTATATCGCTTATTATCGTTGCGCTGCTTATTTTAGCCGTGCAAATTATTACAGAAATCATCAAATCCGTATTTAAGGATAAGGAAAATATCGTTTATAATTTGATTGTATTCGGTGTTTCCTTATTCTTAACACTCGTAACAGTCATTGCGGCAA